ACTTGGAAACCTCGAAAGAAAGCTAGATTTACTTCACGATTTACTCCTTCAGTCGGAATCAGAACTGGAGGATGGGGAGGAGTACCTGGACGACGAGGAGAGCTCAAGTATGTAGATACTGTCTTTCAAAACAACATTCTCGACTCTGGTACCCTGGTCCTAATGAATGGACTTCAACCTGGAACTGGTGCCAGCCAACGAATCGGCAAAAAAGCCGTATTTAAAAACTATTTACTACGCGCCGCAATTGGTGTTCCTACCAATGTCGGTGCAACCCCCCTCAGTGGTTATATCCGTCTCATGATCGTAATGGACAAACAATCTAACGCAACAGCACCTACTGTTGCACAGATCCTTGAAACTGTCGCTGCTATTTCGCCTATGAATATGGACAACAGAGACAGATTTACTGTACTTCATGATTATCAATGCCCAGTTGATCAATTAGGTGGAAGACCATCAACTGTCCACAAGAAATTCAGGAAAATCAATGTAACAACGGCTTACAATGCCGGTGCCGCAGGAACCGTTGCGGACATTGCAACCAACTCAATTTATCTCCTGTATATCTTTACCCAACTTGGAACAGGCGCAGCCCCGACAGTCACACCTGCAATTGACTTCTACGGAAGACTTAGATACGATGATTCTTAAGAATCACAAATCTAAATTAAATCACAAATAAAATTTAACATTCATTGAAACAAATGACTTTATGCCCGTGCGAAGCACAGGAGCGAAGCGGCGGCCCGAGCGCACGCAGTGCGCGGTGTCCTGGGCCCGTAAGCGAAGCGGTCCCCGAGCAAGCGCAGCTTGCGTTGTCGGAAAGGCACCGGAGGCGACAGCCGGGAGGTGCGATCAGTATACCCCCGGAGGGCCTGCGGACGCTAAAAAGGTCATGGTTGCGGCGGAGCGGAGCGGAGCAACGGTGAAATCACAAATGTAAACCGTTCACAAAATTGAATTTCTTGAAAATATAAAAAGATGTTTTTTGGCGATTAATATTACTATCGCCAATAAACATCAAAACATCGGCCACAAATGGCTACTAGACAGAAGTGGCTGAAGAATATATTTTTGACATACCCGCAATGCCCCATTGCGCCTCGAGTGCTACTCGACTTCCTCAAAGACCTTTTGAGGGAGAATCTTGACTGTTGCGCAATCAGTCAAGAGCTTCATCAGGATGGCAACCAGCACCTTCATGCGTTCGTTCAGCTGAAGGAACGTATGACCCTGAACAAGGATCAGTTCTCCTACTTCTTTGATTTGAACTACGATGATCCTTGTTATCATCCCAACACCCAGGCGGCCCGTAACGTACGCAACGTTGTGAAGTACGTCGTCAAGGGCCGCTTCAACGGTGCAATGCAGGACTTCGTTGAGTACAACATGTCCTGCGAGGCGCTGTTGGCCAAGAAGTCTCCCAAGGCTGACAAGATTGTGAAGCTCATGGTGGAGGGTAAGCGGCTCCAAGAAGTCTTCACCGCTGAACCCGGCTACGTTGGGTTCAACCTGGCTAAATTTCAGTATTTACAGCAATGGTTAGACACGAACCAGTCGAAACAATTAGATTTGTGGAACCTCCTCGATCTGTCCCAATACCAATTGGGCAGTATCGAGCACCAAATATCAACGTGGTTGAACGCCAACATCAAGCAGCGCCGCCCTCCCCGTACACCACACCTGATGTTAGTTGGACCCACGAAGACTGGCAAGACGTGGTTGGTCAATACGCTCCGCAACTACCTCAGAGTCTACGACTGTCCGGTTCAAGGACCATACTTTGCACCGTGGGAGGATGGCAAATTCGACCTGATAGTGATGGAGGAATTACACGCTGGATGGACTGTATCGGACTTGCTACGCTTCTTAGATGGCTCCCCTACGATGCTCAAGGTGCATGGTGGTCTGCACCGCAAGACGGACAACATACCGATCATAATTACTTCGAATCAACGCTTTCATCAGAGTTACAAGAAGATAGCGGATCACTCGCTGGAGGCCTTGGAAACACGAGTGGAGGTCATTGAGCTCACTCATCAGATCAACATATTTCCGGGAATTGTTCCTAAGCTTTGACCGGGCGTTGACCGACAAGTATAAATAAAATTTAGCTGAACTTTTCAGTACCTCATTTAACTTGCATGATTGCATGGATAAGAACACTAATCCGCCTTATAAAGCGCCTCGTCAAAAATGCTCGGAAGAAAAAGACCAAGAGTCAGCAGTGCTACGGGCACTTGGAAACCTCGAAAGAAAGCTAGATTTACTTCACGATTTACTCCTTCAGTCGGAATCAGAACTGGAGGATGGGGAGGAGTACCTGGACGACGAGGAGAGCTCAAGTATGTAGATA